GTAGGACAGGTCTGACCCTGCACAAGCAGTTCGGGGGCCTCACTTGTCTCCAGAATGTCAAGCCCTGCGCTCACCATCTTCAGACTGCCGAACTCATACTGCTTCTTACAGCGTGTGGATAGTTCGGATGCTTCGTCAAACATCAGTTCGCCGGTCACTTCACCATCCTCCACCTTCAGGTCTTTCACATAGCCTATCACATTACCACGCTCGTGCATATACAGCAGGACGGGGTTGCGCTGATACTGCTCCACGTTCATGCCAGCTGTCAGCACTCTTGTGCCGTAGCTGTTCAGGCTGTCGTTGGTTATTCTTACGCGTTTTCCTTTACTCATATCATTGTCGTTTTCTGGGCTGCATTGCCCGATTCGCAGTGCAATATTACGAGGTAATTGTCTGTCCGCCAAAAAAGTGTGCAATGGTTGCACACTTCTATGAAACCATTGCACACTTTTTTGGAGAGCCACCGAAATCGTGGCACTTTTGCATAAGGAATCGGGGCGTGGTATGCCCTGATGTGAACAAAAACCTTATCAACATGACAAAGGCAGATATTGAAAAAAAGAAATCGCTGGCACGCACGCTCTATCTTTCGGGCATGGAGCAGCAGGAGATTGCGGAGAAGGTGGACGTGTCGCGCGTCACCATATCCAAATGGTGCTCAGCCGAGGGGTGGAAAGAGGCTCGTGCCGCCAAGAACATCACACGCCCTGAACTGGTGAACAAACTGTTGCTCACCATCGACACACTCATTACACAAGTGAATGGTTCTGACGACCCTGCACTCATTGCAGGACTTGGCGACAAGTTGGCTAAACTCTCGTCGGTCATTGAGAAGCTCGACAAGAAGGCTAATGTGGTGGATGCCATCGAGGTGTTCATGGCGTTCTCCAAGTGGCTGGAGTACCGCTCGCAGACAGACCCAGAGGTGACTCCCGAACTGATGCGTGTAATCAACAAGTACCAGGACATGTACATCACAGAACAGATGGGCATAAAATAGTGGAGGCAGCCTATGGCAACAGCAGCGGAAAAGAAAAAGGCATACGAGGAGTGGAAAGAGCGATGCCGGCAAGTGCAAGCCATTACGGACACGTCACTTCTGAAAAGCGAAACGCCAGTAGAAAGGGACATGCGTATCAAACGCTTGCTCAACAACTACGCAGCGTTCTGCGAGTATTACTTTCCACACTTTCTGCAATTGCGTGACAAGACGACCGGTGAGGTCATACGCACCATTCACAACGCTCCGTTCCACAACGAAGCTGCACGCAAGGTCCGAAACACGCCCAACTTGAAGGCTGTATTCAAGTGGCCGCGTGGTCACGGCAAATCGATCCACTTTGATGTATTCACGCCGCTCTGGTTGATATTCCAACCAAAGCGGCTTATCAACTTTATGCTGGTTGTCGGAAAGTCGGAGGACAATGCAGACAGACTTCTTGGAGATATTCAAGCGGAACTGGAATACAACCAGCGTCTCATCGCCGACTTCGGACAGCAGAAGAACGATGGCGGATGGCAGGAGGGCGAGTTCAAGACGAAGAGCGGTGTGAAGTTCCTTGCCTGCGGTCGTGGGCAGTCGCCTCGTGGTCTGCGTGACCGTGAATCACGCCCTGACTATATCGTCATCGATGACCTTGACGACGACCAGCTTTGCAAGAACGACAAACTCGTACGCGACCTAACCGACTGGGTGAAGGAGGCTCTCTTCGGCGCGCTTGATGTGGGCCGTGGCCGCTTCATTATGGTGGGCAACCTCATCAGCAAGAACTCGGTGCTCTACAATCTCTCACGCACAAAGGGCGTGTTCCTTTCTGAAATCGTAGCGGTTGATCGTAACGGCGAACCGGTATGGAAGGAGAAATGGACCAAAGAGGAGGCGCAGGCTTACCGCGACTTCGTGGGCTATCGTGCCTGGGAGAAGGAGATGATGCACAACCCTATCGTGGACGGTACTATCTTCCGTGCGGATTGGATTCGATACAAGCGTTTGCCAAAGCTCGAAAAGTACGACATGCTGGTGTGCTATACCGACCCGTCGTTCAAATCGACAACCTCCAACGACTACAAGGCGAGCCGCCTATGGGGAAAGATTGGCTCAGAACTGCATCTCATAGATAGTTTCGTGCGCCAGGCGACAGTCAGCGAGATGGTTCGATGGCTATACGACCTCTACGAACGTACACGCGACACGGTGGCTATTCAGTTCTTCATGGAAGCGAACTTCATGCAGGACGTGATTTTGGACGAGTTTGCCGTGGAAGGTGAGCTTCGTGGCTACCAGCTGCCCATCATGCCCGACAAGCGAAAGAAGCCAGACAAAATCCAGCGTATCGAGGCGGTCAGCCCTCTTTGGGAACGTGGCTTTGTCTGGTACAACGAGCGCAAGAAGGAAGACCCCGACATGCAGGTGGGCATCGAACAGACATTAGCGTTAGAGCGTGGCAGCCGTGTGCATGACGATGCGCCTGACGCTGATGAAGGCGCTATATGGATACTCCAGCGCAATACAAGACAGGAAAGTTTCAAACCGGTGTTCGGCAAAAGACCGACCGCCAAAAACATTTGGTAACAATGATACAAGTAATAAAGGACATTATCTGGGGATGGCAGTGCAAGCGTGCCATCAAGAAAGCTAACAAGCTCTCAAAGCTGCTTGGCATGAAGTATTATGTGATTTACATGAACGGCTCGCTGAAGGTCGTACCGAAACGCACCATCCGCGAACTGGTTGCCAAGCACCGCTTCCGTAAGGGTGTAAAGGTTGCCGACATCGAGCGTCGTGCCATTTATGTGACGCATTAGGAAGGAGGCTTACGATGTTTATCACGGAAGAGGACTACAGAGTGGTCATAGGCGAAAATGCGCTGAAGGTCGTATCGCAGGCATCGCAGGAGATACGCGACAATGCGGAACTGGAGGCTTGCGAGGAGATTGCCGGCTACCTCAGACCAAAATACGACACGGAATCGGTGTTCTCGGCTGAAGGCGAAAACCGCAACCGTTTGGTGGTAATGTATGCCGCCGACATTGCGCTCTATCACATGATTGCCGCTATGCCCCAAAAGATGGGCAGCGAAATACGCAAGGAGCGCTACGAGCGTGCCATAAAGTGGCTGGAAGGCGTGCAAGCCGGAAAGATCATCCCCGACCTGCCGCTCAACACCGACGAGGACGGCACACCGACTGGCGACTTGCTCATATTCGGTTCACAGAAACAATTACGACATAACTGGTAACGCTATGGATATAAAGAACTTTTTCAGCGGTATGTTCGGAGGTGGCAGTCAAAATATACTGCACACGCCAAACGGGGACTTCAACCTTGCGAAGTCGTCTGACCGCAAGCGCATAAAGAAGATGGTCATCGAACTGCAACGCACCACCGATGCGCTTACACGCAGGGACATTGCCGACTGGCGCAACGCCTGGCAGATGGCTATAAATGTGGACAGCCCGAACCGCCAACGTCTCTACGACATATACCGCGATGTGGATATTGACCTTCACCTATCGGGCTGTGTTCGCCAGCGTGTAGGATTCGTCATGGCGAAGTCCTTCAAACTGGTCGATGCAAAGGGTAATGAGAACGAGGAGGCACACCACTATTTCGACCAGGCTTGGTTCAAGCAAATGCTCGAATACGCGCTTGCCGCCAATCTTTGGGGACACTCGCTCATCGAACTTGGCGACCTCACCACAGATGGCGACGGATGCCCTTGCTATACGGATGTGAAGCTCATTCCACGGAAGCATGTCATTCCGGAATACGGCCGTGTGATTCAACAGCTCGGGCAGGACTGGACTACGGGCATAGACTACCGCTCCGCACCTTTCACAGATTGGCTCATTGAAGCCGGACGGCCTGACGACCTCGGACTGTATCTGAAGGCTGCCACGCAGACCATTCCGAAGAAAAACATGTTGGCATTTTGGGATTCCTTCGGCGAGATTTTCGGTATGCCGATGCGTATTGCACGCACCACCTCACGCGACCCCAAGGAGATGGGACGACTTGAACAGATGCTCAAGGGTGCCGGAGCAAGCCAGTACATGGTGGCAGGGCAGGACACGGAGATTGAATTTGTAGAGAGTGGCAAGGGCGATGCCTTCAATGTCTATGACAAACGCATCGATCGCGCCAACTCGGAACTGTCAAAGCTCATCATCGGGCAGACGATGACAATCGAGGACGGCAGCAGCCTCTCACAATCAGAAACACACCTTGAGGTATTCGAGAACCTGGTGGAAAGCGACTGCACCATGCTGCGCGACATCGTGAACAACCAACTTATCCCACGCATGGTAAAGCACGGCTTCCCTATCAAGGGACTGCGCTTCGAATGGGATGATGCTGTCGATTACACACCAGAGCAGCAGGTGGCATACGAGACCATGGTTGCCGACCGCTACGAAGTGGACCCATCCTACTTTGCAGAGAAATACAGCATGCCTGTCGGGGAGCGACGCAATGCACAGCCTATGCTCCCGACTGGAGGGGACGATGATGATGACGACGAGGGCAACAACGAGCCGGACGAAAAGAACAAGAAGAAACATCAGCAAAACGTACACGGCAGTTTTTTCGACTGAGCCCCACCGATTATGTGGGGCTGCACCGACGCTACGCCCAGCTGTTAGGCGATGATCCACAAACTTTGTCGCTGTCTAAGGAGCGCGAAGAAGAGATACGCAAGCAGCTCTCTGAACTGTTCGACGGAATGATGAACACGCTCTACTCGTTGGAGGGTTCGCAATTCCGCATCGAGGTGCTGGCAGAGCCGAAAATCCAGAAGTTCATCGATGCCCATGCCGGTGTGCTGGACTCCACTTTCAAAAAGGTGGAGATGTCCGATGCCATGCGCAAGCGGCTCAAGCGGTCGGACTACATCTTCTCCGGCATGAAAACGTTCCATGAGTTGAACGAGGCGTTCCCGTCCTTGCTGGATTCTAACGGCAATAGAAAGACATTCGAAGCCTTTTTGAATGATGTTAGAAAGATAGACAAGACCTACAACTCCAACTACCTCCGTGCGGAGTACAACTTCGTACAGTCGTCTGCGGAGATGGCTGCCAAGTGGGAACGGTTCTCTGAGGACGGCGACCGTTACAACCTCCAGTACCGCACGGCTGGCGATGGCAAGGTGCGCCCGGAACACGCTGCGCTTAATGGCGTGACGCTTCCGCCTTCAGACCCGTTCTGGGAGGAGTACTATCCACCCAACGGCTGGAACTGTCGTTGCACCGTAGTGCAGGTGCGCAAGTCCAAATATCCTGCCACTCCCCACGATGAGGCAATGGCACTGGGCGAAGAAGCTCTTCAACGTGACACAAAGGGTATCTTCCATTTCAATCCAGGAAAGGAAGACAAGACCATACCCGACTACAACCCCTACACCATTCGTCGATGCCGTGACTGCGACATAGCAAAGGGGAAAATCAAGTTGGCGAAGTTCATTCCCGAAAATGAGTTGTGCGCTGCGTGCAAGCTACTTCGGTGCATCAAAGATGTTAAAAATGAACACATAGAAAAGAATCGTTCCTTATATGGCAAACTCATCAAAGATGATAAATATAAAGATGTTGCCTTTGATGAAAAGAACGGGGGCTTAAAAGCCACCCATATTGGGCACAACTTAGACAAAGACAAAGGCTGGTATGAAACCACAATACAAGATGTTGGATATAAACATGGGCACTCTGTTATTTTAGAGGAAGAGCCTCAGAATGTGTATAAAGGAAAGAGTTGCGAGGGACTTTGGGATAATCTTAAATTCGAGGTCGCCGGTGCAGAAAGTGGCACATCTAATAATATTAGAAATGCTCTCAAACATTGTGCATCTAAACCAGAATCAAAAATCGCAGTTTTATTCTTCCCTAACGGTAATTTCTCAGCGGAAAACTTCCAAGCTGGTCTTGCAAAATTCAATGGTCTCCAGGGAACATCCCAGTATAAGAAGTTTGATTTGATTTACTGCATACAAGGAGAAGAGATAGTACAAATAAAAAAGCCAAGTTAGAAAACTTGGCTGGAACGAGAGCGGGTCTCTAAAGGTTACCCCATCCCTCGCATTGCAAAGGTAATAACAAATTTTCAAAACACAACAAGTTATGAACAAAATTTTCTCATTTCTAAAGAAAAGCAACCGCTATAAGCATCTTATCGGCGGTTTATTGGTTGGTCTGTGCGCCTTGTCACCATGGGCAGCCATCTATTCTGCCATCATCGCAGCCTCATGTCTCGAACTCAAAGACAAGCTACACGGCTGTCCTTGGGATTGGATTGACTGGGCTTGCACAGTGCTCGGAGGCTTCATCGCAATGTTATTTTGGCTCATAGTGTAATATTCATTCATCTTTTGCACAGAGAATGAGTAACTTTGCAAACTGGTAGAGTTTCCCATAGGCCGTGTGGTCTATCGCGGGTACAACAATGCGAACGCGAATGGCGGTGTCTCGAATGCGAATGCGAATAACGATGCCTCGAATGCGAATGCGAATGTCGGCTCGCGCCTGGAAATCTAACTAATCGGCGTACAACGATGGGGACGTGTCCCTAATGTGGAGCCGAGGGAAACGAGCCACAGCAAAAGCACCAATATAAAGGTGGAAAGCTGAAACATCAAGTGTCGGGCAATAGAGTTTGGTAGGTCGGTAACGATTCGAAGAAGTTTGGCCCGGGGAAAGGAAGGCCCTTATCTTCCATCATAAAAAGAAAACCATGCACAGAGAAGGCTATATCATGCAAGAGATAACGTCCTACGGCAATATGTCGGAGGCGTTTGACCGTGTACTGCGTGGGACAAAACGAAAGAGATGCCGTCAAGGACGCTATCTGCTCGCACACCGCGAGGAGGTGATTGCAGAACTGACTGCAAAACTTGCCGACGGTTCCTTTCGACTCGGCAATTATCATGAACGCATCATCTGTGAGAATGGCAAAGTAAGACACCTGCAGATTATTTCCATGTACGACCGCATCGCAGTGTATGCCGTGATGAACGTGGTGGACCAACATCTGCATAAGCGTTTTATCAGGACGACTGGAGCAAGTATCAAGAAGCGTGGCACACATGATCTCCGCAAGTGCATGCAATTGGACATGGAACGTGACCCCGAAGGCACACGCTACTGCTACGAGTTCGACATCAAGCATTTCTATGACAATACTAAGCCTGAGTTTGTCATGTGGTGCTACCGCAGAGTATTCAAAGACAAAATCCTGCTGTCGCTCCTGGATCATTTTCTTCATCTTCTGCCGGAGGGTATCAGCTTCGGGTTGCGAAGCTCACAGGCTTCTGGCAACCTCTTGTTGTCCGAGTACCTTGACCATTATCTGAAGGACAAATACGGCATCCGCCATTTCTACCGTTATTGCGATGACGGTAGAGTGCTCTGTGGCAACAAGCAAGAAAATTGGCTGGCACACGGCATTGTACATGAGCAAGTCGGAAAAATTGACCTTGAAATCAAGAAGAACGAAAGGGTATTCCCATCAGCGCAAGGAATCGACTTCTTGGGGTATGTGACATTCAAC